GTAATATTGACAATGTTCTTGATTGTTATAATGAAACACCAATTATAATTGATAATAATACAATTGAAGATATTGCTGTTTATAATAATAATTCTTATGATAAAGTTCCAGTTATAATTCAATCTACAAATGCTAGTTCTGGTAATTATTTATCATTAAGAACAGATCCTTTAGGAATTGGACAAACAGTTTATAATGGTGATTTTACAAACGATAATACAGCTGCTAATTTTATTGGTGCGGTTCCTAATAGTATTTATTCAAGTTATGTAGGTTATGATGTTGCTTTATTTCCTTTTAGAATTAAAAGAACTGAGTTTCCTCCATTTCCAATACCTTGTAACCCAACATTAACTATTTCAGCTTTACCATTAGTTCTTGAAGGATTAGCTGGATTAATTGGATTTGGTCAGCCAGTATATCTTTCCAATTGGAATGGACAATTAACAATTTCTTCTGGTAATTATTTTCCTTTTAACGATGTAATTGTAGATGAAGGTCCTAATTATACAGCATCACCAATATTTTCTTACATTATTCCAGCTGTAGCAAAAATTAAATTTAGGTCAAAAGTTACAATTTCGCGTGATCCTTGCGCAACAGCAGGTCAAATACTTGTTGTTAATCAAGTATTAACTGTTTTTGATTCAACAAGGGAAAATGTTCTATTAAGAATAGATGGGCAAGCAATTGCGTATATTGCACTTGGAACAGCAGCAACATTTGAACTTTTAAGTGATACTTGGCCAGATTTAATACTTCCAATAGGTTGTCAAGTTTGCATTGACATAAAAGCGCAAAAATTATTTGACGATGAATGTACTGTTTATCTTCAAAATAGTGATATTGCTAGTGGATTTGATACTTTTTTTGAAATGTTAGAAGTAACACCTGTCGAAGGTGGCGAACTAAAAGAGTTTAATCCTGATGACTACAAAAGAAACGCATATAATTTTCAACAGCCTATTTCATTTGAGCAAGTAAAGTTATTGATTGAAGGACCATTTAAACAAATTAAATTTTCTTATGGATTTCAACAATTACAAACCAACAAAGGATTTATTGATACGGTTATTATTAGCGATTTTGATAAATTTGACACAGAATTTACACTTATTAGCAGCACCCAGAACCATGGCATTTACACCAATTGAAAATCAGCCTATAATATTTAATCCAGTAGTACCTTGTTATGTTGAACAGGACGGATATACTTATTCAATGGACTTAACGGACGAAACACAGGTTGCATTTGCTTTAACACCTTGTGAGGACGCTCCAGTTAATGAATTTAATACAATTACTGTTACAGCTGGTTGGACTGTTAATGATGAAATTTACACAAGTAACGGAACACTTGGTGCAACAATTACAATTACTAATGATTTACCTTGGAATACTCAAACTCTTTGGGAGTTAAAAGTAAATGTTACAAATTATATTTCGGGTGTTTTAACTATTCAAATTCCTGGATGGGGCGATTATTCTATTCAAGGAAATGGAGTTTATACGTTTTATGTTTCTTCTGCAAGTTCATTGTCAACTTACACCATAGTTTCAGATCCTTATATTGGAAATATATCACTTGAAAATGGAATTAATCAAAATCCAATATTAGTACCGGTTAATGTAAACAACTTGGTTAGATTGATTAATAGCGAAACAGAGGCGGTTGTTGAAACTTTAACTCCTGTAATTTATAACAACATTGCTGTTTACACATTTGATTGGAATACATATCCAGCAGCTTGTTATAAGATAGCTTATATTGACGGTTGTACCAATGTTGCTGGAAGTTTTAATGGTATTTGTAACCCTACATTATTAGAAAATACAAATTGTTGGACGGATAATGGAAGGGGTGAATGGGGTGTTTCAACTGGTTACGGTGTTATTTGGGATTTACTAGATGACTCTGGTCTTGGTAAATTAACAAATGGAACTAAGTTAGAAGCGGGTTTTACTTACCAAATAACTTGGGAAATAGTTGATTTAATTGCTGCTACAGCATGGATGACATATTTAAGGGAAGATGAAACAACGTTAATAATTGACGGTCCTTATTCAAGTCTTGGAATTGGTGTACAAACATTTTCTTATACTCCATTAGTTGACGGTTATTTACAATTGCAATGTGGTAGAGGTTTTGGAATCGGTGAACCAATGGGTGTTTTTAGAGATGTAATTGTAGAGATTACATCACCATTTGTTTATGATGGTGAAACGCCTTGTATCTGTACTGATTCTGCAACAACATGTTCAATTGAATTTGGCGGGTGCTTTGCTGACACGTTTGTAATGGCTGGTGTTGAATTAGATAATAGATTTTTACCAACATTAAGACTTGGAAAGGATACCAGCGGTGATCCTGTTGTAAAGTTGTTTAAAAAACAATGAACTAGATTTTGGATTATACACTAATTGCCTATAAGGTTGTATTGGTGTCATTGAAACCAATTCCTTTGTTTTATCTGCATTAGTTACAAACGGTACATTTCTATTATTACCAATATAACTGCTAAATGATTCATCAAATATTTTAGTAGATACAGTGCAACGTGTTAAATCAAATTTACATTCAGTTAAAAAAATATAACCTGTTACTAAATTATACCAACCACCATTTCCGCAATGGTATTTTATTAAGACGGTTAATGGTTCGCAGTATTCATTTGTTACTCTTAAATTGTTTAACACTTTGTAAGCTTCACCACCAAGTATTAAATTCACATCATAACTTACTATAACTGCATTTAAAGATCGGTCACGCGAAAGTCTAATTGTAAATTGATCCCAATTCAATGGGTCCTCATACTGCGTACCATTTATGAAAAATTGTATCGGCATTAATTCCAGTTATATCTTGGTGACTTGTTGTTTGTAACTGCTTTGATAATCTTATCAGTATTTTTTGATTCGGCCTTTCTACTCATTTGTAATTCGCGTTCCATTCTTGCAGAATCCAACTTTGCATTTAACTTTTGATTGATTGCAGCTGATTGATTAGACTGGATAATTGGAACTTGAAAACGTTTGTAAATATACTCTTTTTCTTTACCACCGTTTATGGCCTCTAACAATGGCCTGTTCTTTTTCGTTGCGTTTCTGTTAGTAATAAATTCATCACCTTCCAATTCAGCAATCACACCGCCTTGACTGTGACGTGGTCCTTTAACCAATCCACCCTTTTCGAATTTAGGAATTGGACGGGCTGCAACAATACCTGCTTGTACTGCACCTAATGCAATGGCTAAAGCAATTAATACTGGATTAGGTGAAGCCTTTGAAACTGCTTGTGCTGTGTTAATTGCAATATTAAATAACGCTGCTGCTTTGTCTGCAATAGCTTGTTGCCTCTTAATTTTTGCAGTTTCGTCTGCTAATTTTCTTTCTATTCCAGCTTTTTTTTGAGCATCGTCACCAGCAAGTTGTATTTCTCTGGCTGCATTTTCTTCTAACTTAGCAATTCTTGCGTTTCCTAATTCAGATGTTAAATTAAATAATTCATTTACTAATTGAACTGATTGATCAAATGCTTTTTTATCTTCATCTTTTTTCTTATTTGCTAACCTTTCAGCTAAACTAATTGAAGCCGTTGTATATTCTTCGTCACTTTCAAGTTTTGCTTTGTTGTTCTCCTTATTTTCTTGAACTCCAGTCTTACCTAATGCAGATATTTTGGCCTGTGCTTCAGTAACTAACCTTACTCTTTCCGCTTCCCTTTCTTCATCATTCTTAAACTTTTCCTCTAACAATGCAACCTCAACATCAAGGTTTGCCTTAATCAATTTAGTTTGATTTACAATGCTATTATCTTTTATTACTGCAGTTTCTGCAATAATTGCTTGAGTTCTTAACTGTGCGTTTATTTCTTCATCAAGTAATGCAAATAAATCAATGTTCTCTTGCTCCTTAATTTTTACTTTAGCATCTGCTTTTTCTTTTACTGCTTTTTCTTCAGTTTTATTTGCATCAGCAATTCTTTTCTGTTCTTCTGCATTAAACTGACCTCTTAAATTTGCAATTGTCTTTTCACCATCAGCAATGATTGAAGCTTTCTTTGCTTCAGCATCCCTTACAACTCTATTAGCGTCAACCAATGGTGCAGTAACAAGTAATAATAACCTCTTTTGTTTCGCGCTTTCAATCTCCAATTCCGCATCAGCAAGCCTTCTTTTTTGTGCAAGTAACTCAGCACTTAACTTATTTGTAAATTCTGCTAAAGAAATTTGTCTGTCAAATTCAGCTTGTGTTATCTTTCCCCTTACAACATCCAGTTCAAGTTGTGCTTTAATCAAACCTTTTGCTGATTCAATTTGTGCAGCATTCGCAGCCTTAACAGCAGCACCCGCAGCAGCAGAAGTAGCAGCAAACTCTTGTAATTTTGCAATAACAAATCCTAATGCAACAAGAATTGCTCCTAAGCCCGTTGTGATTAATGCACCCCTAAATACTTTTAATGCAGTAGAAGTAGCACCAAGTGATGACGCGTATAATGTTTGCGCTCCTGTAATTAATGCCAACTTCAATGCACCTTGTCCAGTTACCAAGTTTGCAAATTCTTGCGCTGCTGCAACCAAAGCAAGTGAGGCTTGCACTTTTAACAACGCCTTGTTTACTTCTTCACTTTCACCGCCAAATAAAGCAATAGCCCCTTGCACACCTGCAAACGCACCCGCAACCGCTTGCACACCTTGCACGGCTGCATCAAATTTAAAAGTATCACTTGCAAGAACTCTTACGCGTTCCCTGGTATCACCAATCTGATCTTCTAACTTTGCAGCCTGTATTGTTAAATCTGTAAATGCTTTAGTTCCACCTTTGCCCGCTGCATCTAAAGCACTAATTTCATTTTTTAAAGCTTTTAATTGAGCTGTTAATGTTTGACCTTTCTTTGCAGACTTTTCTAATTCCGTTCCGGTATCGTTAACACCTTTTTTAACATTCTCTAATGCAGTCCTTAATAATGCTGCTTCCTTTCTTACCGCTGCAATTCCATCTGTGGCAACATTCTTTGATACCTTTAACAATCTTACTTCTTCATCATACAATGCCTTTATTTGGGCTTTCAACTGTTCCGCTGACTTCTTTGTAGCATCCAATGACTTGGCTACTTCCTTACCTCCAAATGCTTGTTGAATTGCCTTACCTGAATTAGCAAAGTCCTTTGTTATTTGTGCAGATGTTTCGTTTGCAGATTGCTCCAACTTATCATTTGCACCAATAGCAGATTTAATTTGCGCATTGTACCCGTCAAGTTCGGCACCAAATACAACTATTACTTCATCTGCCATCGCGTTTAAATTTAAAGTATTTTGCAAATATAATTAAATATTCTTCTAATGTAGTAGATTGCATTTCACTTAATGACTTGCCGCAATGCTGCCCAATATCGTATAGGTGTTCTTTAAAATCACGCTCCTGTTTTGCTATTCGAAAATTGACATCCAACTCTCTAACATCGCCTTCAATTCCCTTTGCTTCCTTAGATTCTCCTCCCACAATACTTGCAATTCTTGTTCTGAAATACCCGTTAACCCTAACAGCGGCTGTATGGAAATTTTCAAAAAAAAAGCGTGTGGGCTACTTAATTCTATTTCTTTGCTAAACACATCCAACTTATGTTGGTGGTAATCTTCACTAATCTGTAACGGATCTTCTTTTTCTCCAATGACTAACATTGCTGCAATATTCAACAACAAATCCTTGTGTATAACATCACCCTTTCGCATGCGAAGTATGTTAACACATGCAGCAACTTTTGCAGCTTGTTTCGGGTCCTTCAATCCAGATTGAATACATGTTTCCATTACAGTTAAAACGCGCTCCAATTCTTCACCGGATATTCCCGCACTTAAACGTTCCAGAAAGCCTTGCACCTTGCTAAATCTTTCAATTGGTTGTGCTAAGTCAGAAGGAAACGTGTAAAATTTTTCACCATTGTTCGCTGTGAATAAATACTTCAACTTCCCCTTGTATTGATTTTGGGCTTTTGTCGCCCGCCACTTTCTTATTAAGTTTACCATTTTCCTATTGGACATTTTTCTGTTTTTACCCTGGTCTTTGCAGCTAATATACACCCGCATTTTTTGCAAAATCCCGCCTTTGCAAACTCACAAGGATTGCAAATCTTTAACCTATCATCTTTAATTTGCGTGGTTTTCTTATCATTTATTGCCATAAGATAAAAACCTTTTGGAATGTTTACTAAACTCATAAAAAGAAACGGTCTGGATAAGCTTTAATCATTAATTTGTCAAGTTCATCATATAACATGGTCACAACAATTGGATCGCATCCGGCAACTTCAATGTAAGTGCAATCGTATGTTCCTGAATAACCTTCTTTAATGCTGTTTGTTTCCCTATAAGTTACAATAGCTGACAAATCAATTCTAACTTTAGAAGTTTTCATTGTGGCCACCAACATTTCATTGTCATCCTCATGCAATGTGGAATCTACAACAATGCACTTGAACGATTTATATTTTACCTCGCTCATATCACACCAAAGGTTATTTCAACACATTCAAATGTTTCTTCACCAATGGTTAACACTAGGTTAGGTTCTAATGGTTCAAGTCTAAAAAAGAAACGATAAGGAACGTTTGTAGAAAAGTATTCTATTTCTTCAGGTTCAAATATTAACTCACCTGTAATGGATGAAACAAGTAAATACTGGTCAACACGCCCGCTTGCAACATTAAGCGCAAACATTGTAACCTGTGTGCTAACTTCTTCAATGGTCCCAAAGTTTAATTCAATTACACATGGATCCACTACTTTCATTTGGTAACAATCGGAACTGCAGCAATTCATCATATATATTTTTTTAAGTAGGTATTGCAAAGGTATCTAAAACAATCCAAGAAATCCGCGCGTTGTTCTAATTTATTTCTGTTCTTCTTCAATATTTCACCATCCGCGCCACATTCAACCTTCAAACAATCACTTATCAATCCTTTGCAGTTTGGACTAATCAATACTTTTAACCTTCTAAGGACCGTGTTACAATCCGCACGGGAATTACTGTGTTTTGGGTTACTCTTAACTTCGAATTGTGTCTTAGCTATTGCAAGCTCACGCATTATTTGAATGTACAGGGAAGCATTATCACGTTGGCTAATTTCCCCACGGTTCCCCATCGCATCACCAGTAACACGCAATTTTGCTTTACTGAATCCATTGTCCAACATGTACTTTGTTATTGCATCACACATCTTGGAGATATTACCATTTTCAATGCTGATTTCTTCAAGTATAAACGTTTCACCTTTAAACTCCTGGGCAAAGATTGCGCAAAATGGATTTAAGTTGAAGTCAATTGATAGTATCAAAGGTAAGTGTTGGTTTGGTTTAAGTGGTACCGGTGACACGTGCTTATTCTCAATGAAGTCATCCAAGAATGGATTGTTAACCGGAACATCCACTTCCCAATCACCTTCAACAAATTGTTTGTACTTGTGAGGTGGAAAGTTTTTTGTTGCTTCCAAGTATTCAGGAGTTAAATATGGGTTATCCGTTACCCTCGAAGGTATGTACAACCATTTATCTGGAAGCGTCCCATCAATGTATTTATCATACACTTCCTTCTTAACCCAATTCTTTGACGGGTTACATGTTGCAAGAATCATTGGTTTAGGTCGTGGGTTACATTCCCACCGTCCAATTCTTCCAAATGAAGTTTGAAACGTGTCAATGCTGCATTCGTTTATTTCCTCAAACAGAAATCCGCAAACTTCTAGACCTCTTAACCATTGCAGGTCCTTATCATTGTTAAAGTTTTCACCCTTAAAAAGTATTTCACTTCCATTTGGATGAACATAATGAAATGGACTTTCAAACAATCTACCTGGTGGATTTAACTTCCTGAATGAAGGAATTGTTGTAGATCTAATCTTTTCCATGTCCTCACGCACAACACACCATCTGGACTTTGGAAACAACTTACACATGATCAATAATGCACTTAGCCCCCAAAAAGTTTTACCACCACCCATGGCACCGCCAAACAAAATGAAAGTATATTTTTCAGAAGCAATTGCATCCATTGCTTCACATTGCTTTGGCGAAAGTGTAATTATATTGGTAATTCCTTGTCGCCCCACTTAAATACTTGGTTTATCTTTTCGCCTCCAGAAGTTACATCACTTTGTTCTTTTAAGCCTAATGTCCTAGAAATAATGTTAGCATCTAGCATTTTAGCAGCTGCACCGGTCCATTGTTGTGTGTAGATTGTGTCCTCTATACACGTAATGATAGCGTTAAAATCTTTTTCACCGTCCTTCAATTGCGCTTTAAATGTTCTGAAATATCCTTCATTTGCATTAAGGTACAAACACAATCCACGCAAAGAAAAAGCCCTCATTATTGGCTTTTCAACTTCTTTAGCGTCCTTACCTACCCAATCAATCTGAATTAGTGGATTTTCAACGCACCATTCGAAGTATTCACATGCAGCTTCCCACATAAGCTCTGGAGTAGCAAATAACTTATCTCTACCATGCTTACTTCTATGCTTCCAAAATTGATTTCCTATTGGTGCTGCCATACTACAAATATACAAAAAAATAAAGCGCAGAACCAATCACGAAACTGCGCTTTTAAATTAATCAAACCTCAACTATGTTTTGCAAAGGTAAATTAAGTTTCTGATAATGCAAGTAAACGTGTGTGTAAAATATCACTTGTTACTCCTGTTTCTACATTTTTTATGGTGTGAATGTGTGGTTTCACATTTGTGGCAATGATTTCAAAATTGACACCATGGTGAGAGAAATAACAAGAATCAATAGTAAGTAATCCTATTTGCTCTCTAAGTGGTCTGTATAATTTGCTTGACATAGTTCTGGAATGTTTCTAAATTTCTAATTACTACAACTTGCCCTTGGTGGTTACTTATTGCTTCAATCCACTTTACTTGGCTTTCAGATAAACGCCCCGTTTCAATCTTTAGTTCAATGAAGTGTATTTGTCCTTTGTAGAAAAAATGAAGATCAGCAACACCAGGAACAAGCCCAATGGCTTTAAATTTATTTGCTTCACTTGCGGACCGCTGCCCACCATTTGGCACATGCCACAATAGCCCGCGTAACTCAGGAAATGAATTATGAAACCATTGATAGCAATCTGCTTGTAAACGTTCTTCTGAAATGTTCATTATGCAAATATATAAAATTATTTTGCTGCCAGATAGTATTTTCATCTGTCAGCAAGGAAATGCTTGTTAGAGTAAGGCTTTACAACATTTGCTGACAGCTGACAGATGTTTTTGTGTTTTTGACATTTATATAAATAACTATATAAATATTTCAGTGTAAATAATATTTATTTTCTATTATAGTTTTTTATTACTTTTATCTGTCATCTGACAACAAATAGAATAGAAGTGTTGATAGAGTAAGAAGATAGCGCTGACAGATGTGCTGACAGATGAATTTTATCTGTCAGCAATGGCAGCAAAAAAAAAGCCTCTCAAAATCAATTGAAAGGCTTGTGTAAGTAGGAATGTATGAATCAAAACGGCAATTCGTCTGAAAGTTTTGGAAAAAATGCGGGTTCAATTCCGGCTAACATTTGTGCAGCATTTTGAGAAAGTGGAACGCAGTAATAAACTCTTTTTGCTTCATGTCCAATTCGATCTTGAATAAATCCAAGTGCTTTTAATTCGCGTCCAACAACAATTGGAGAAAGTTTTTGTCTAGATTCTGCTTCGATATAAACAAGTATGTCTGTTGTAGTAAGTGGTGTGCCTTTTTCCTTTGTTGTAGGATTAAAATACTTTTGGATAAGTTCCTTTGCTGTGGATGGTGTTGTGTACTTGTAATCATGTTTGTTTAGGTACAAAATATCTTCTTTTGATAGTTCGTAGTTATAACCTGACTTATAAAGGTTGTAAGCTTCCATAAATAATGCTGTTTTATTTACTTGGTTGTAAGCTTCAAAGTCATAACCTTGGAAATCAATTACAATATTTCTTCTGTTTCCTGTAATGTCGTTTAAGATTTCTTCTAGGTTGGTTGTACCACATAACATTGCAAGACGTTGTAAAGTTACGTTTCCCCTTCCATAAGGTTTACGAATATTAAAGAATTGTTTTGAAGATGTTGACTTTTGATGCTGTTCATCTTTCTTTGACTTTCCCCCGCATTCATCGTCAATAATCAATAGCATTTGTGTCATTAAAAGGTAAAAATCCACATCTTTCATACCAGGTGAAACTTCACCAATGTATTTGTGCAATGGTTCTGGAAGTATTCGCCTTAAAAATTGTGTTTTACCAGAATTTTGATTTCCCTGAAGAATTAACATTAATGGTGAATGGTGGCCGTGGATGGAAGCAATCATTGCAACAAGCCATTTTGTAAGAAAGAATTCTGCAAACTCAGCATCAATTGTTTTTATGGTGCTTGCAATTGCTTTAATGTGTCCTGTTGAGGTGTAATGTGTATTTTCAGCAATAAACTCCAACAAAGGGTTAAATGAAGGTATAAAGTTAGAATGTATGAGCTTGTCAAATATGCTGAATTGCGCTTTTGGAATTACCTTTAGGATTGCAATGTACATTGAATTGATTTGTTCTTCTTCCTGTGGCTTTGTTTGGTCCTCAATTAACTGAGTAATGATATTTTTCTTTAGGTCGTAATTAGAACGAATGAACAATTCCATTTGACTGACGATGTCCAATTGATCTGTTGGAGTGTTGGAACTTGCACTTATCTTTTCAATTGTTTCTGGTTGGACCTTTATTCCTTCAAACTTTTCTAAATTGTTACTAATGGTTTGAGGTGTAAGCCCTGCAGATTTACCTTGTTTTGCAGCTTGTATTATCTTCTTACTAGATGGTGAATGTATTTCAATTCCGGCTTGTTTTGCGTAGTAATAAAATGTATTTATGCGTACTTGGTTAGAACCACTTGCACGTAACATTGAATCGTATTGTTTATCGCATTTATCTGAATCGTATTTTGTGGAATACTGACTAACTAAGTGAAAATACTCCCTTCCATTTTCATTAAACTGATGTGAGATTGCAAAACCAATTCTTAACCATTCATGGTAATTTTCACAAAGATTAATTCTATTAGATGTGATTTGATTTAAGATACTTTTAAAATCGTCATCCAAAAAAACCACATTATCAATTTTGCGTGGTGCTTTCTTTTCAGGATATTTTTCAAAAAGTTCTGCAAATTGATTTATGTATAAATCCGGATCATAAGAAATAAAACGTGGACGGCTAATATTTACAGAAGTTGGATCAACTATTATGTTATATTCATTGTATAGGTATTCAGAAATTCCCGCGAATGCTTCCCTATGCTTAGTTCCTTTTATTTTAAACAATAAACATAGGCCACGTCCAGAAATGGAAACAAAACTTGAATAAACGTATTTGTCAGTTCTTAATAAAGCTTTAACAGCATTTATATTTTCAACTTCGTCCACATCAATTGCAATAAATCCTGAATGCTTTACAAGCTTGTCATCTTTGCGTTCGGAAAATGTTCCCGCAATGGTAACTGTTGGTGCAAACTTCTTTTTTTCATTGCGTAATGCTTTATCTTGAATTGCCCTAATGGGCAACACAATATCTTGCCATTTACCATTCTTTATCCCTTCAAGAAATAAGTCAAGTGCAATTGTATCACTAGACTTGGTATCATTTGCATTTTTATAGTAAGATATATTTATAGCCATGTTGGGTATAGTTTAGTGATTGGTTGAATTAAATTTGGGGTTTGCAATTTACATATTTCTTCGTCAATAAATTCTGTTATTAGCTTTTTATGAAAAGCATTGTAAGTTTTGCCTGTTGCAGCGCACCATTTCTTAGCTTGTGATTCAAAAGCATTGATCAGTTTAGCTTTATCCTGGTTAGGTGCATTTTTAATAATTCTTTCACCTATTTTATAAAATGCTGCAAATGGTTTGTGTCCTAATTTCTCACTTCGCAAAATGAATTTTTCAATGTCAATTCCTTTTGTCATTACAGAATATTCTTCAGAAACTTCTTCTTCAGGTGCAATTTCTTTAACAGGAAATATAAATTCACACCATTTACATTCCCTTGCTTGTGCTGCTAAAATTGCATCACATTGCGGACATGATTTGCAAGGTGCAACACCTGCATTTTTACGGGGCTGTGGTGGGTTGTAAAAAATATCTTGCCAATCACGGTCATCCGACCAGTCACCAAGGTTAACAGCATTTGCTCCCATGTCAAGAATAAAGAAAATTTCCTTGTTTGGAAATATTCGCCCCCCTCGTCCTGTAATTTGTAGCCAAAGACTTAACGACATAATTGAACGGTTAACAATTATTGCTTCAATTGAAGGTTCGTCAAATCCTTTAGTCATTTTTCCTACGCTGCAAAGAATTGCATCTGGAGTATTTTTTAACCAAAGTAAAATTTGTGAGTATTCAAATTTGGAAACGTTTTCAGCATCTACATGCTTGCAATTGAATCCAGCTGCAACAAAGTGTTTACAAACCTCAATTGAATGCGACACGTTGCAATTAAAGATAAGTGTTTTTTTGCCTTTTATAAATTTTTCGTAATACTTCAAAGTATTCTTTACGTGTTTGGCCTTGGAGAATTCCCCACCCATTTTGGTAGAATCAAAATCACCACCTTTAATAGCTAATTCATTACGGTCAACAACATCTTTAGGTGCAATGGTCAAATTTTGACAAAGTTTGCCTTGTTTTATAAGTTCACTAATTTGTGGTCCAACACATATTGTTTGGTAAATGTCTTTTAATGGTAACTTCTTGTCAGCTGAAATTGGTGTGGCTGTAAATCCTATTATCTTGACACCTTCAGTAAATCCGTGTGCTTTGTGTAATGTTGCAATGTGGCATTCATCTACTATTCCAAGTCCAATGTTGGAAGGCATTCTTTTTCCTACTGAATTAATCATTGCAATATAAATACGATTTTTAGGGACCTTACGCATACCAGCAAGAATTGGTTGTGCAGAAATTCCAAAACAATTAAATATTGTGTTCCTGGTCTGTTTTACCAAATCTTCTGAATCCACGTAAATTATTACATCTTGTATGCTTTTGCATATAAAACGATGTGCAATGAATGAAAACATTACTGTTTTACCAGCACCGGTTGCAGCCTGAATAAGAATTGTGTCATGCTTTAATGTTGCACGGATAGCATCGTTAATAAGTTGTGATTGGTATTGATATGGTTGCATAGTTAAGAAATTAAAGCCCCCACAATTTGCAGGGGCTTAGTTATTTAAAATGGTAATTCTGTACTTGTTGCAATTGGAGCTTGTGCAGGTGCTTGCGCTGCGGGTTGCGTTCCCGCACGTTTACCATTTCCAATATAAATTTTACCTTCAGATGCTCTTTGATCTTGTTTAGAATTTAACTGAATAGAAACATTATTTCCGTATTGGTCAAATTCATCATTGTGCCAAATGGTAAGGTTAACATAAGTCTTACCATTTTGGTGGACTGTAAAAGCAGAATGATGAGGGTTATCTTTAAATACTTCCCTTAACTTGCTTAATTCAATTGATACATTAGCAAATAGTGCCATAGTTTTAGTTCCCATTTCCGATGGGTGCGGTTTTAGTTAAATTTAAATTGGAGTTCCGTATTTTACAATCATATAATTCCACCAGTCTTCATTTGGTTCGATTAATTTTGTTTCCAGAACATTGTGTTTGTTTGCTTTATTGTAACTTATAATCATTGCGTTTTTGCATCCTGTTGCAAGTGCATATCCACTAAGTTGTTTGTCATATCCAAAGCGTTCAATTGCAGGTTCTAATTTTCCGCTAAGTATTTTCAAGTCAACAATAAGTTTACCCTTGTAAATTAAGTCTGTACGGCCTTTATAAATTAAGTACATGCCATTGTGTTCAAATCTGCAAGTAAATGCAAGTTCAGGTTCCATATACTTAATGAATGGCTGGTAAATCTCTCTAATTTTAGTTGCAATCTTATTTACTTCAACATGATTTTCCCAATCATATTTGTTAGGTTCAAGGATAAAATTGTGGACACGTGTTCCAAGCTTCATTCCTTCTGTTGGAACAATTGGTTGACCAGATTCTAACATTTTAATTCCTGAGAATGAATACCCCTTTATTTGGAGGTATTCATCAAAGTCAAGATCGGTATAGTATTTTAAATCTTTTACTTGCATAATTCAGAATATAAAATTCCTTTAAAAGTTTCACCTGTTTCGCTGGCATGCTTTGAAATTGCAGTTGCCATTTGGCCGATGGATAAATTGTCCCATGTTTTTACTCTAACATATTTTATCAATGTGGGCATGTTAGCAATGAAATGTGTCATTATCAATTGTGCCCATTCTGGTGAATTAATTACTTCAATCTTTAGTTCTACCTTAATTTTAGGTGTTTCAACAATTGGTGTGCTTGCTTGACTAATTAAAGTGTTAATTGCTGTTTCCGCTTCTAATTTGTGCGCAATTTCTTTAGCAGCAATCTTTGCATGCAATTCCCTTTGCTCAATTGCAGCAGCTGCATTTGCAAGGTCCGATTCGTAGTTAATAAAGATATGTGGCAATTGTGAGATTTTATTCTCTAGGATTTCATTATACTTTGGTTGTTCAACACTTAAAAACAATTCTTGCATTTGCTCTTTGGTAATTATACCAGGTACAAACTTTCTAATTGCATCAATTTTAACAGCTCTTAAACTACCTTCAATAACTAGCAAATGTGGAGTAACAATATTATTTCTTAAATGGTTTTCATAATTTTCATCAATTGTATTATTCAAATCCTGAATATATTTACTCTCAATTCTTAGGAATTCATTAATGCAATGATTTGTGAACATGTTTTTTTCATTCTCAATAGATTGAAATTCATGTGCTTTTTTTGCAGCAATTTGTCTAAGATTTAAAGATGTGGTTGTAAGCTCCAAATAAAGTGTATTTACTTTTGGATCAGCACGTTTTTCAAATTGCATTAAAGGTTGTACAATGTTTGCTTCAATAATGCTTGTAAATTCTTTGCGAGTTTCAATAAGCATTGTGTGAGATTTACGATAAGTCTGCAAAGCTTCATCAATTGCTTTGTGATCATTAACATTTACATCAAGTAAAATCTTTTGTAATGCAAGTTCATTATTAGCTAATTTTTGTGTTAACTCATTTTTCTTTTGTGCAAGTTGTAGCCATGCTTCAATTTGCGCGGGATGTGGTGTAGTTTCTAATTTTGCCAATTCATGGCTTTCAATAGTTTGCATAGTTTATAAGTTTGAGAATGTTGGATTAAGATTAATTTGTGGATTGTATTCTTGTTGAATTGTTTCTTCTTTGGTGTGCGCACCTGAAAACTGGATAATATCCTTTCTGTTTAAATCACGTCCGAAAATTGCACCAAAGTGTTCTGCAGCATCTTTTATAGCGTAACTTTTAGCACTTGGTAAAGACATTTGAACGGCTGCAGCTTTAATTGCTCCTAAGTCAGCTGCGGTTTTACCCGCATCCGTTTGAACATTCATTGCACCAACACCGTCTTGAAAGGTCCATTCCTTTGTAAGTGGATTTTGTACATGTAATCTAACTGCTACAGCAATTGCATTAAACATTACTGTTTCGCGTAACACTTCAACACGCCAATTTTGGAAGATGTAAGTAAGTAGAAATTCAACTTTGTCAATTGGTAAATAATTACCTTTTGTCATTGGATGAACTTTTACCCAGCTTGCATGTGGCGGTTGGTTTAATAATTCATTTAGTGAATCTTTTTCGTAAGATTCGGCAACGTTTCCGGCCAACCTAACAAGGTCAGCAATCTTTGGGATTGGTTTTGACATATTTGAGTTTAGAAATTTAAATAGTATCTTTCGTCTAATGGTCCACAATATTCATTGTAACCGATTTTAAAATAGGTGTAAGAAATTTTATGTTTGTCACATATTTTATACAACATATCTTTTCTTTTACCAGTGCCAACAAATTCTTGCACGGCTTCACCAATTCTAAACCAACGGGACTTGTTTATTAGTTTAATTTCAGCCATTGTGTACATGATAGCTGCTTCGTCTTGAATGATTGCCATGTTAATTAAGGATTATTTGAATACACTCATTTAAATCGGCAATTTCCTTTTCAATGTCATTAAGGGCAATTTGATAATCTTCACGTGTTACCCTGTTAGACACTAAATGATCAATGTATTCTTCGCGTAATTCTTTTGCGGTTTGTAAATACTCTTTAATTGAGTTAACTCTTATTACTGAGTTAGGAACGTTTTGAATGATTGGTTTTTGGTTCATGTTTATTTGGATTGATTGATTAACTGATCTAATTGTGGTGCAAGTTCTGCATACTTTGATTGTTTGATTCTTCTTGCGTAAATTTTGGTAGGCTCCTTTTTTGTTCCTTCTGGACGGCCTCGTTTTTTTTTTTCTGGTTTCATGAGGGCAAATATATAAAAATATTAATTGCAAACAAATAATGTAAAAATAAAAGGGGCCGAAACCCCTTGTTAAAATTTATAATGTAATTTTATATTTTGTTGCTCTAAATTCAACAACTCTAATATACTCAGCTTCAATATTATGATATATTTCTTTTGCTATTCCTGTTAAATTATCATAAGTAGTAGTAAAAGTATTTTCAATTCTTTTTTCCAATTCAATTTTTAAGGGAGCAATATGTAAATCATAAAGCTTCTTATTTTTTTGCTCTTTAGTAAATGTTGATTTTAATTCCTTTTGCTCATCAGTAGTTAAGCCATGACTTTTAAATGCACATACACTACCATAGTATAATTCAACACCGTCTAAATCTATACAATAAGTTCCTTTTAATTCTGTTTTACCACAGCAATCGCATTCGTTAATTGAATCTGTGTATCCGATAATTGTTTTCATTTGTGATTGTTTTTAGATTGTTTGATGGGACAAATATACACTTATTTATTTAATTGCAAACAAATAATTAATTATTTTTTTAATGATCTCCAAATTATTGCAGCAATCAAAATAAAGAATGATAAAATATAGGCGCAAATACCACTATAATAAAAGAAATCAGCGCACCACCTTTCTTCACAAGGTAAAGTTTTATTTACTTTTTTTAATTTTTCAATTTCCCTGGTCTTTTCTCTAATCTCAAATTTCAGCTGTTCAATACCAACTTTTGATTCTACAATTATTTTATTACCGGTTACCTTTCCACTAATTGAAGTTTTCCTTCCTTCGCGTTTATAGATTTCTTTTATTGGTGGAATAGATCCGTCTGGACATGGTCCAACAAGATATTCTATTCTTGCGCTATCTTCAGGAACATTTAAAACCGAATCTCTGAAGCTCCAATACTCTTTATATATAGTAGAATCCACACGTTCTTCTTTAACTGCACATGTAGCACATATTTTAGCGCGTTTTTTTTCAGTAACACATCCATACATTAATAATGTAGCAATCAGTATAAAAAATATTTTTTTCATTATTTTAATTATTTGTTTGCAAATATATAAATTTATTTTACATTTGTGCCATACTAAAAACCAATCAAAATGAAAATAGACTTAACTATTGTGGTCAATGACTGCGAAATTGAAGTAACAGGCGATTACAACAAAGAAGATGGGCTAACTATTTATAGTGCCATAGGCTGCGTGTACGCTTGCTCACAGAATAATGTAACAGCTGATGCAATATTAGACGCTGTATTTGATAAACTAACAGATTTTTAAACTATGAAAAAAGAAATAATCTATCATCTATGTGATGATTCAGGTGTAAATGTTATAAAACTTGAAGTATTAATTCCATTAGGAACAGTATTCGAACATGAATATGGTACTTACGAAGTTGATGAAATTGTAGAATCAAAATACGATATAAATGTTTACTGTTATCCAAGATCAAATTATTCAAGACTTAAAAACCAATAACATGAAAAAAGGAGAAATCAAAACAATTGAGAACAGCGCAAGAAAATCACCAATGGAGAATGGCAGTTATGAGGCTGTGTATTTAACCAAAAATGGTGAAACAGACTTATACTTATTTACTGAAGTTGAACTTAACAAAGGTAGAATAAGAGCAAGCATCATAAGCCAACATCATTTGTTCAATTGTGTACATAGTTATTTAGTTTAGTTTTCGATTAATC